CTTCATGATCGACATAGATTGTGCGACCAACAACATGGCAGCGGATAAGCACAGTCGGGTCAGATGCAAAGCCCCAGTCAGCGCCGAAGCGATGCGTTGCGTCATCTGGCGTCTCGAAGTCCTCTATCTTCCAGTTGCGGAATACACGAGCCTCGCTGTTTGATGCGTAGCTGCCTAGCCAAACGTGCTTGTATTTGTCAGGGTCGCGCTCCCTGTCGTATTCCATTTCCGCTTTAAGCACGTCAGGGAACCAAGGGTTATCTCTGTAGTTTACCTGTGCGACGATAGCGTCAGGCGGTGGGCTTTCACCACGCAGCAACATATCAATAGGGTCGGTGCTGTTCAGTGGGTTCCATGTGAACCATAACTCACTGTCTGGCTTACGGATTGTTGGACGCAATAGGTCGAGTGAGCGTTGGCTCAAGCTCTGCGCTTCTTCAACCCAGGCACAGTCATAGCCTTCAAGGGACTTAATAGAATCGCTTGTGTGGTTCTGCATTCCAGCAAAGATAATTAAACCGTCGCCATGCACGGACTTGATTTGGCTTTCTTGAACCTCAAAGTAATCCTGAACGCCAAGCTGTTCGATCTTTAGTTCCAGCAAGCGCTTGACTGATTGGGCTAGGGACTTCTGTATTTCACGAACGCAAACGGTTCTGCGTCGCTGATCCATAACGTGCGCTTCTATAACCATTTCAGCAAAGGCATGGCTCTTACCTGAACCACGCCCACCATGAGCGCCCTTGTAGCGGCTGGGATTGAGGAATGGTTTGAACCAGCGCGGTGTTTTAATCTTCAGCGTTGTCATCAATAACTTCACGCTGGATGCGAGTAACCAGATTACCTGTGACACTAAGCTTTGACGGAGCATCTAGCCCAATCATTGCATTGATGGCCTTTACAGCGTTCACCTTGTCACTTGGCTTTGCGTCTTCGTCTAGCCCTTTGGCTATCGTAGCGAGAACATCAAGGCTGTCTGCCATCGTCCATGTGACGCGTTCAGCAATGGCTGCTCTTAATTCAGCAACCCTTGTTGAAACGTTGCTATCTGCCATTAGTCGGCAAGCGTTGGCTTGACTGGTCTCTGGTTTAGTTGTCGGCTTAACATTAAAGGCTGTTCTGTAAGCCTCTGCTTGACTTTTGCCCGATGCAACTTCTTGAGCGAACCGCTCTTGTTTAGGTGTTAATGCCACTGTTCTCAGCTTCCATAAAAGGTCTGGTGCTAACCTTTTAAAGCATCTTCATCACTGTGTCCATATTCCAACTCAATAAGCTTTGAAAGATAGTGCTGGCACTTTTTCAAATCCTGCACTCCGTTCTTGTCTTTATATCGCGCTAAGTACTTTATACAATTTCCATGCAGATAACCCGCAAACGCTTCTTTGGTCATCCATGATTCCATTGCGTCCCACGGCTGAACGTCTTTGGATGCGTAGTGGTCTCCGCCTACTTGATGTGAATTAATATCCTCCATCGAGCATCTCCTCCTCACCATATCCAAACGGATCATATCCCTTCAGCATTGCATCGACTGCAACCATTATTGGCCCAGTGATGTTTACCTTGCCGGATTCCATCTTGCGAATAGTGGTCGCGCCACTTGTCTGTGACAGGCGAAGTGCGTCAGCCATGTCCGTTAGACTGTAGCCTAGATATATCCTGGCTAGTTTAAGCTTCGATGGGGTCATTATACTCACCCTTAAGTTTCGACACATTCAAGGCATGGCATATGGTACTATGGTCACGCAGAAGAATACGGCCAATTTCTGTTGTTGAATAGCCTCTGCGCCTTAGCATGACAACGCACTTGCGTCTTACTGCCACCAACGGTTTAACTTTATTGTGTCCCAGAATATCATCTACTGTGTAATCGTATAACTGTGCGATGGCATCAATCTCTGCCAAGTTACGCTCTCTGGGTGTCACGCTTCATCCTCAACAAAATTAGGGCATAGCAGTGCTTGTGTTACGATAGCTGCAGCACAATCTTCTGCGCTTGCGTAGCGTTCTGTAAACTCACGGCCCAGCGCGTCAGCACAAGCATCTAGAAGTATGTTGCTTGTGATAATGTATTGGCGCGGATCGGCGCACGTTTCAAATGGGCCAGCATGAATCTGCTTTGTTAAAAGCCCGTCGATGCGTTCAAATTCGGTTAGTGTAATCGTCATATCAGTCTCCTTGTTGGCGGGATAATTCCCTTGCTGATGCACCCTTATACAAACTTCCGATTATTCCGTCAAGCACTTTTTTCATTATTATATATTATGAAAAAGGCTCTTGACATTAGTAAATCAATCTGCTATATAATGTGCATCAGCAAGAAACACCTTGTTGATGGGGCCATGCCCCGCTCTTTGACAATTTGGAGATTGAAATGAATTTAAAAGACCTACGCGCACGCGCTGCAACCATTGGTGTTCGTATTGAAGCTGAACGCTTTGATATTCCGGTAGACGGAAACTTTTGGGGATATTGGCTCATTGACGAAAAGACCAATGATGGCGTTTGGGATGATGAAAATTATTGCTCTAACCACAAAGAATTAAGCGATTCGCTTCGGCAGCTTGAATTTGAACGTGGCGTTAGATTCAAAGCAATGATGCCCTTTTAGTAAAAGATGGCCCTGCCTTAATCGGTGGGGCCATTTTTATTTCTGCCGTTTTGCGTGCTCAATAGCAGCAATCGCCCAGGCTTCGGGAGCGCCTTTGTATCGTCCCTTAGCCCAGTGCTTACGTATATCATCCATAGATATGCTTCCGAGGTCATATTTAATCAGGTCGCACATTAGATCAGTCGCCGCCTTCCCTCTGGATTTTTCCAATTTCAAGACTACTCCTTAGGTCTGCCAGTTCTGCCGCTGTAACATATTCGGCTTGCGGAACATAATGTTGTTCATGCAGCATCAAAAGATGCTTCGCCCTGCTAATCTTTCGTCTGCGCGTGCCTCCTTCTTCCTGAACCGCCAAATCTATTTCTGCTGGCGTTGGCATGAATTTACAGGTTCTCAGCAACTTCACAAATGCGCTTCGCAGATCAACCAATGGATAAATACGCAAAGCCAGCCAATAAAGCTCTAGCCGTTCCGCTTCCTCCTCGACGCTGCGCTTCTGGCTAGCAGTGGCAAGTGCTAGCTTGGCAATCATCACTTCAACCTGCTCTCGCTCTGCCATAGGTGGTCGCGGTGCTTTGAGAAACTCTTGAAGTGTCTGGGCAGACTTAGGCCCAATCGTCGGCAGGTCGTTCCCCATCAGCAGATCGTCGAGCTTGGCTGGCAATAACGGCTCGGACCATTGCGTTAGTTGGCTCTGTTGGCTTGGCACTATTTCCTGCACGATAAGTCTCCTTGGGTTCGTATATATCAAGCCAGCCGTTGATTGTCGAACGGTCTAGCAACTCTCCTATGTCATGCCCAGCGGTATGCAGAGCTTCTAATTTATTGATTGCCCTTGCCTTGGCCCTATCGGTCAATGGACGTTTGCGATGCTTCCGCATTTCAACCCATCCCTGCCAAGCATCAATAGGCATCCAGAGCGGAAAGCCATCTATAATTACATCTGGTTTATTATATGTGTTTATATCTGGTATAGGTTTGCCCTTCTGGGCAACTTCATTTGCCTTTTTGGGCAAATGGGATTGCTCATTAAGGCAAGTCGGCGAATACCATTTGGTGCGGTCGTAATTAGATTGATTGAAACTGCCGCTTACAATCAATCCGGTAGCCTCAAGTTTGTCTAATGCAGTCCGTATTTGCTTGCTAGTAAGGTAGGGGAATAGGTCAGCAAATGCCGTTATGCTGTTATACGTCCACCAGCGGCCATCGTAAAAATGGCGTCCATTAACAGCATTTTTCTCTGCCCAATAAAATAGATTCTGGTAAATCACGGCAGCATTGCAGCCAACCCGTGCGGCGATGTCCGGATCGAAGCTATGGCGGCTCATTGTAAAGCCCCTTGCACGATGGTTCTGTGGCGTGTATTACTCATTACAGCGATGCCTCCTCTAGCTAGGCGTTGTTAGAGCGGGTCGAGTGCCTTTCCTCTCTTGGGCAATCCCTGCTCGCTCTTATATAACCTCATTCAGTGATTTATAAAAGAGAATTTATACATCATTGACGAGCGTGCAGTTTTCCCGTATTATCCGCCGCTTGGTGCTCCTTACCA